ACCGGTATAGTGGGAATCTTGCTGACGATAACCGGTACTGACCGGTATAATGTCTACACTGTAACCGGTAACTACCGGTATTCTGTTTAAACTCTAACCGGTAACTACCGGTGCGGGCTCCTTGACCCTGTCAACCACTAAGACATATAGTGTTGTATATGTGCCACACTGTCTCTAAAAAATTCAAAAACCCTAATGTCAAAGCGGTCACTACCGGTGTGTGGATAAAGGTGTGGATAACTTGTGAATATCCTGTGGATAACTCTGTTGTTTTTCTGCTATAACCACTTTGTCAACCAGGTTTTTTGAATTTGTTGTTTTTTTGCGACTCAAAAGCCTTCAGGGGCTCTCCACGTCCATCCCCAGCATGTCTGTTCGAACCCACGTAGTCTAAGATCTTTTAGTTCTTGTCGCTCTCTTAGTATCTATAGTATAACACCAAAGCCGATTCGTGTCAACCGGTGCCTACCGGTAACCGTCCTTTCTGTACGGGTATTCTACGGCCACTTGACTTCGGTGCCTACCGGTGCTATAATTATGACATGACGAAAAGAACTGCAAGATCAGACTCTAACTTTATAATATACGTGGCTACCCACAATGGGCAGTCGTATATAGGCTTGACCCGTAAGGGCACGACTACAGTCACTAAGGCTGTAAAGGAGCGTTGGCGTAAGCATATAAGCAGAGCACGACACGAAGATCGTGCATGGCGTCTATATGAGTACATCAAGTCTGGGAACTGGGACGGGTGGGAACATCAAGTACTAGACATCATCCGTGGCCGTGCTGAAGCATATGCCTATGAGCGGGCACTGGTCAAAGAGATCCAACCTGAACTCAATGATCAATATATCGGTTGACATCGGTACCTACCGGTGTTATACTATAGGCTAAGTTAAACAAACAAGGAGCGAAACTTGAAACTGTTATCTACTGCAAATCCTAAGATCCAAAAGGGTGCAAAATTGGGCTATCTGTCGTTCATTTTGCATCTTGCGCCTGCTACATTGTCGGGTAAGGAGACTTGCCCTAAGCGAACAGCAGGTTGCACGGCAGCATGTCTTAACACCGCAGGGCGTGGGGGCATGTTCAAACGTGGTGAGAACACCAACATGATTCAGCAGGCACGTATCCGCAAGACTAAGATGTTCTTTGAGGACCGCGAGGGCTTTATGGAACAATTAGAGAAGGACATTAATTTGGGTATCAAGCAGGCGGCTCGTTTGGGTTTGACGCCCGTGTTCCGCTTGAATGGTACTAGTGACTTGGCTTGGGAGAAGTACACCCTCAAAGGTAGTGACAAGAACGTGTTTGAGATGTTTGATAACATCCAGTTCTACGACTACACCAAGGTCCTGGGTCGTAAGACGAGTGCCTATAAGAATTACCACTTGACGTTCAGCGCCGCTGATGGCAATGATGCTGATGTGGCTCGTGCGGTTGCGCAAGGTATGAATGTTGCCGCGGTGTTCGATCGCTTGCCTGAGGAATACATGGGTCGCGAGGTCATTGACGCTGATGAGCACGATTTGCGCTTCTTAGACGCCAAGAACGTGATTGCTGGGCTCAAGGCCAAGGGTCGTGCTAAAAAGGACACATCGGGCTTCGTGCGCCGTATGATCCCAATCACTGTAGCATAAAACGGTTGACAACCGGTACCTACCGGTGTTATACTTAAGGCTAGATAGTTAAAAAGGAGCGATGAATGTATACTGTAGAGATCTATAAGCGGGATGCTCGTACTAAAAAGGGTGAGCGCCTAGTGTCTAAGACGGACTACGAAACGGACAATCTCAGCATGTTGGAGCATACTGTCAAGCATACATGGCGAGCCAGTCAGGGCTTCCGCTATGAAATCCACGTCACAATGGTTGAGAAGACCAATATGATGGGTGGTGCCAAGTTCATGGAACGCTATGATACGCCCTACTACTGTAGCCCAGCCAGCGAATCCTACTGGAGCATGTAACCCTAGACCCAGTAGGGTCTTTCGAAACCGGTTGACACCGGTAGCGAGTGGTGCTATACTATAGGCTAAGTTAAACAAAAGGAGAGAGCGAAATGAGTATTTCAACTATTGAACAGTATGTGGATCAAAAAAATGCATGGGGCAAGATCTTTGGCTCAGCACCCCTGAGTCTGCTGAATGCCAAGGATCGTCAGAAGATTGCTGACAGCCTGGATTCAGACCTTAGCCCAGAGAACTTGACCTGCGATGGTGAAGTGCGCGGTGCTCAACTGCAAGCCAAGTATCGCTATTTGACTAGGGCGGCTGCTGAGTTGAAGAGCATTGATCCTAGTGTAACCTTTTACGAGTATAATTAACATGATCTATACCTATGAAGTTCAGGTGCGCTTGCCTTCGGGCAGTGTCACCGTGGTGCGAGTGCAGGCTGACAGCACCTGGCATGCTCGCCAGTTGGTGGAAGGCATGTATGGCCCTGCGAACTTCATGGCTGTGGTTGGGGAAGTTCGCTGATGAAAAGCCTTAAGCACCCTGATGGTGTTCGCAGGATCACTATGAAAATGGAGGTCTGTGTGGATGTCAACAGTCTAACACTCTATGCTCTGGACATGGTTGGCAGTGAGCCTGATCCTGTTGGCATCATCGAAGGTGCTAATAAGCGCGAGATCTTTGCCCTGGCCCGTGCCAACATACAGGCATTTGGCAGAGACACAGCCCTGAACAATGTGCCCAAGGTCATTGCTGTTGAAGACATTCAGCGGGCCACGGCACATGTAGCACAGACATTCCCGGAGATTGATTAATGAGTCTACTTAACCTTAAGGGTAGACCCTATGTGGTCTTTGATCCCATGAACAGGCATCACAGGCGCTACTATCATGAATTCGTTGCTACATCCTCATGGGGGCATTGTCCTGTGAGGTTTGTGGTGCCCGATGACCATGGAGACTTGATCACAATGATCCAGCGAAGTCTAGTCAACTTCTATGTCAATCGTGAGTTCCCAGCAAAACCCAAGCCCGTGACTGTGGCGAAAAAGCAACGAAATAAAGGTTGACAACCGGTACCTACCGGTGCTATACTGTAGGCTAAGTTAAACAAAAGGAGCGACAATGAACGTAAGTCAAATCAATTCCGCCATCGTAACAGGCACTTGGACCAACGATGATCTCAACGCTATGGCAGACGCTGTGAAGTTCGCTAGGACACGCCTGGCTACCACAATGAAGTTCCAAGTCCGTGCTGGTACTAAGGTCAAGTTCCACAGCACCAAACGTGGTATCACTGTAGAAGGTACTGTGACTAAGATGGCGCAGAAGTATGCCACAGTCAGCACCAATCAGGGCTTGTGGAAGGTGCCGGCCAACATGCTGGAACTTGTTGCGTAAATACAACAACCGGTGCCTACCGGTTGACAAGTCTTGGTTTTGGTGCTATAATATACACATACTAAGGAGAGCGATATGTTTACATTAGAATCTAAACAGAATTATGATACACAGCACGGTAGCCCATTTGATCGTGGATCAGCAGACTCATACTACGGTCGCCCACGTGAGCCGCACTTTTATCCAAATGGAACCTACAATGAGCCACGCATCAGCGGCAAAGACCTGACACCCGCAGAAGTCCAGGCCTACCTTGCAGGCTATCAGTACAATGAACAGTTCGGCGACAAGAAGGACTGGGGTTGACTACCGGTGTGTACCGGTGCTATAATATACACATAGACAGCAACTAAGGAGCGCAACATGACAGCAGTAGACATCAGCACTATAACTAAAGTATACTCAGGCAAGGCCGGCCGTTGCATGTGCGGGTGTGCTGGCAAGTACAGTTACACGGCCAAGGGTGCAGCCGAAGACAATCCAGGCTATGATGTGTCAGACAGCGTCAACGAGCGCAGTGTCAAGATCATAGCAGGTCGAGTGTTGCGTAATCGCAACACGGATCTTACAGATCCAGGCTATGCAGTACTTGAGCAAAACGGTCGGGTATCGGTTGTGTTTTTCAAAGAATGATGTTATAATAAACACTTAAACAAACAAAGGAGCGAAACTATGTTGGTTAAAGAACTTATTGAATCGTTGAAGTACATGGATCAGGATGCTGAGGTCCACTTTGCTTACAACTATGGCGACCACTGGCGCACAGAGGTGGCCCCAAAGGTTAGCCGAGTGTCCGAAGGTGTTGTGGAGTTTAGCGACTACCACCGCATGGACAAGTTGGTCACAATAGAAGAAGACTATGATGAATACGATGAGGACACTGGCGAGACTAATACACTAGTACGCCGTGTAGTGGTAATAGATTAAGGAGCACACATGATCACAGCAGACAAACTCCAGGAGATGATCTCCTACCATGCACCCACCCTGACCAAGTTGGCTAGGGAAAGCGGCTACAAGGGCCCTGCGTTCTCGTCCTGCAAGTTCCTGGGCATCACCAACGGTGGACAGATCTGCTACATGGCTGTCTTCTTGTGCGAGGGCGGCACAGATAGTACTAAAGTATTCCTTACCCACACTGCTGGTAGGGTTATTGCGGACTACCAGTTGACAGAATGGGCTTAAGGCCTTATAATACATACATCAACAACGCAATAGGAGCGAAACTATGCAGACAGTTACTTTTAACACAAATGGTCGTGGCTACTGGAGCAACAAGGCCAAGGCTGTGCAGGTCACAGACATGAAGGT